TTAGCTTAGGTTCCGTGTACCGCACTCCCTCATTGTCCAGAACGTTTAGAATGTAACGCTTCTTGGCCGTCCATACGGCACGATCCGCGATGGCCTCACGCTTCATGATCATGCGATTCACATAAGCATTGGTAGCCTTGGCGAACTTATTGAATGCGACCTCGAGTTCCAGACCAATACCCTTCTCATAGAACTCATCGAGAAACTTGATAGGATCTTTTGGCTTGAACTTGTCGATCACGTCCTTCAGAGTCACATACACGGAGTCGGTATCGACGGCCAACACTCGATCCTTCTCGATGCCAATCATCTTAGACACGTAACGATTCACGGTAGCTTCGGCCAAACGAATGGCCGTCTGACCGGACAGAGTCACGGCCTCGGCCACCTTAATGTTGAAGTAGCGGAAAAAACGATTTCCGAGTGCTCCGTACAAACTATTGAGAAGCACCTTCAGTGACTGTTGTTCGATTTCCAAGTTAGAAATCTGGGTATCGAGTTCTTTCAATTCCTTTTGCAATAATAAAAATTCACTCATAAATTCACATCATTTATACTCTCAAAGCACTCCATTTTGCTTCAATTGTTCAATCTTTTTTACAATAATTTCACGTTTTCTTTTTAATGAAAGGGTTTCATTTTTTGCGAGTTTTCTTTTAGTATACAGCTCCTCAACCAGAGTCGGAATGATGCCCTTCACGTCCTTTCGAAAGCACGCTCCGTTGGCCGCAACACAGACTCCAGGATCCTCGTCGAAGAGCGGCTTACCGGTCAACACGGCATCGATGATCTGATTCGGATCGACCTTCATCGTCACGTGCGAGATGTAGGTTTCCGGAGACATGTTGTACTGCACGATGAGATTGGGATACTCCGAGTTGATGTCACATGAGAGCACCCACTCATGCATTCCTTGCTGAACGTCCTTGACGTATCCACCAGCAAACTGAGGCACATGAGATGGAGGCTCGGATTGAAAGGGAACGACGACATTCCTATTGGCCAGCTTTCGAAAGATGATGGAATCCCAGATCGCCGTGGTTCCCAAAGTGTCCGCGTAATTCACACCACCCATGTATGACATCATCATCACAAGTTGAATCAGACCGAGCTTCTCTTCGAGGCGATCTACGAGCTCCACGTCTTTTATGTTGTACTCCAAAAATTTTTGATGATCCGCATGATAGAGGTCATCGAGAGTGCCTTCATATTCCAACTTGCTTTCGTCAAGAACAACCTTGGCGATGTGATCGAGCGTGTATTGTTCCTGAGCACCATACGTGTAGCCAAACTTCTGAAAGAGATCCATGTAGTCAAGCTGTTGAATGCCGACGAGCTCATACATCAGCTGCATGCGACCTTTGAGCTTTACTTCCTTGGATTCAATGATGTTCCAGGGACTTAGCATCTTCGAAGCCTCTTCTCCACCAAGCTTGGAGATTCGAGTGGCCAGATACGGCACGTCGAATGCACGGGTGTTCCATCCGGTGATGATGTCTGGCGAGTTATCCGGATGAATCCACCAGCGAAGAAAGTCCTCGAGCATCTGACCCTCGGTTTGAAACTGACGATAGTCGATCATATATCGAGACGTCTTGCAGAGTGAAGGATCAAAGGCCTTGAGTCCCCAAGTGTGGCACGTATTATCCGTCGAACACTTGACCGTGATCGCGACGATGGGATTCTTGGCTTCCGATGCCTCCGAGTAACCCCAAGCTTCCTTACCAACCTCGATGTCCAACGTGCACGTACGAATCAGCGACTGCTGATAATGAATGCTCAGAGGAAACTGAGCTTGAATAAATGCCGGAACGTGACGATCATTGCCATAGATCTTGAAGGATGGCACGTGCTTATACGTCTCCACGAACTTACGGCATTCCGACATAGAGTCAAATTGCATAGGTTCGACTGGAGTTCCGTCGAGTCCTTTGAATTTCGTCTTTGATGGATCCTTGGCTTCAAGGTACATGGTCGGACGAAAACGAACCTTCTCCTGAACTCTCTGACCGTTACGATCATACCCACGAATCAGGAGCGAGTTTATAGAACGGGCGATCGATGTGTAGAATGCGAGGTCTAGTTTGGCCATTGAACGGATATCTTAACGCAAGACGGGGACGAAGTACACATAAAAGTTTCCTTCGTCCCCGTTTGATTTACGATTCAAGAAGCTTTCGTTTTAGGAAAACCGTTCGTTTTAATGGCTCACTAAAACATAGGCTTTTCCTAAAATCAAGGTTTCCTTCAACCCTTCAGACACTGTTTATCAGCATTGATGGAGATCTTCTTGGGCTTGAGTTCATCCGGAATATTATGAATCAGCGTGATCGACAAGACACCGTCAATGAAGTCCGCGGACTTGACCTCCACGTGTTCGGCCAGCGTGAACTTCTTCGTAAAGTCTCGACGAGAGATTCCCTGATGAAGAGTCGCGGACTTGAGAGAGCTTTCGTTGAGGCCCTTGGTGCCGGAGATCGATAGTTCTCCATTATGAACTTCAATTGAGATCTCTTTCTGCTTCCATCCGGCCAAAGCCAGATCAACACGATACTCATGATCCGAGATCTTCAGCACGTCGTGTGGAGGATAGGTTTGAATGTTGGACCAGTTTTCCGTCTCGAGGAGATCGAAGAGACGATTGAACCCGATGAAGTAATGACGAGGATACTGCATAATGACTTTCCTTTCCCGCTTCCAATTAAGCGAAGCGATTGTTGTTGTGTTTCTCGACCATCCGATAGGCATGATCGAAGATCGTCCAACCTTGGACCGATCAGAGTTTATTTATATACGAACTAGGCGGCCCGTGAAACTTTTGTCTGAGCGTACTGCTGCGCATAGGTCGAGAAGGCATCCGCATTGTCTTGCATGCGCTTCTTCACACCTGAAAGTCCGCTTCGAAAGTCCTTTGAATTCAGGTACTCATTGGCCACATGAGACCAGTTTCCAGAGGTGATCAGTGCCCAGGTCTTTGGCGTCGCCCTCGGTCCCAGATCTCCACGATACCAAGCCGAGAGGATCGCGTTCTTCACGTACTGAGGAAGCGTGTCATAACTCGGTAGATTCATGCGAATCGAGGCTTCACGAATCGCGATATCCTTCTTCAGAAGATTCAGCGCCTCAGAGTCCGTGAGTCCTGCTGAGAAGTCTTCATCGGGTTGAATCTTGTGACCGTAAGCGATCGTGTCGGATCCGCCTTCCAGACTTCGCGCGGGAAACCACTTTCCGGAAGCTTTGTCATATCCGCCGTTAGGATTGTCTTTGGAGTTCTCGTAGCCCATCAGGAGCTGTTCTGGAGTGGTGGCCGTCAGAGGTGTCATCTTATTGGAAATCGTATGAGTGATGTGTGCCTTGTTATGAGGCACGGAATGATGCTTGGCCGATGCGCCATGAGCTCCGGTCAGAGAAGCCGCACCGATCAATCCAGCCGCGGCCAGCGATCTCCAGTCCTCTTCCAGCGCATCGGGATCATCGGACCATGATAGCAAGTGGTCCTTGAGCTCCGCGATCGTCTGAGTGGCATTCCGATGAAGGATGCCGATGCCTCCTCGAGATCTCCAGGCGCGAATGTTTTCTTCCAGATCATCGATGAGAATGTGATTCGGCGCGGCCCAATACTTCTTATCCTTTCCATGATCGGCCACAATGACTTCAAAGGAATTACCTAATTCTCGTGCGCACCAGATCTTCTTTCCTCTCTCAGCACGATCTCCAGTCATAGAAGTCGCACCGGCCGTAAGAATGATGGGATTCTTATCCTTGATGAAGTTCCAGAGCTGATGGCCGTCCTGTGCCCAGGAAAGGTCGCTCCACCACTCCACACCGCCAGCATTGATTCGACGCCAGAGTTCCTCGAGACCATATTCCTTGACCGCGTCATTCCACAGAAGGCCTCCGGTAAGCTTCTTTAGAGGCGTGTCGAAGTCGATCAGAACACCATCCATGTCGCAGTAGATCTGAAGCTTCTTGAAGTTCTTCTGATCGGTGCCTTCATCCATTCCGGGTTGCCACAGCACGCGATATTTCGAGTTGACATCGTCGATCAGTATAAGTTGATTCTCGATAGCCAAGTTCTTGAGCTCACGAATCTGAGACGGACTGGCCTTCCATGAAAACACCAGGCTTTCACCGTCACAGATCACTCGCACCCATCCAGCCTCGGCCAACTGAGCGCTCCAACGATCCATCCATGAATCGTCCGAATCGTACTTACCACCAAGGATCTCGGCCGCAGCGGGTTCATGATCCTGCACGGAGATGAGTCGAAGATCCGGAGTCATGAAGAACTTGCCTTCCTGAAACGGATCCTTCAGAGTGCCTTTATCAACTTTTCTAAAAAGCTTGCCAGAAGCGGAGACGGAAGAGGCATTCAGACTCTCATACATCTTGAGAAGGGATCGATCCGAGATGATCTCGAAGAAAGTCTTGGCCTTCTCGCCGCCATTAAGCTTATGATAGTCGAATTCGATCGAGGAATGAATCGGACGATAGTGAAGAGTACGATCTCCCGAGACGATCAGGATCTGTCCCGTAGTAACCATCTCACCCTTGGCCGGATCGCCTTTGCGAATCGGATTCATGAACTGATCGTCCTTGTTCGGACACCGAGCCAGAGCCGTCATGAGATCTCGTGGATTCACGGCATCTGGAACGCTTTCCGCGGCGATGGCCAAGCGTGACTCGGAAGACTTACGAGCGCGAATGAACTTCTCGTCCGTGGCCGTGGACGAGTAGCCTAGTGTAGGAACGTTGATGCCGTGATTGGTACGAGCCGACCATCCAACCTCCTTGGAGATCTCCGTGACCGTGGAAGTGTATTTACGAGGATTGTCTTTGGTCTCCTCTTCTTTGGAAACGTTCCATCCGCCCTCGAGAAGGTAGCAGTGTTCCGTGTCGAAGGCATAGGTAGCACCGGCCAGTTCCTCTTCTTGAAGGAGCATGATGGCGTCCTTGGCCGTCGTCTGTAGAAGAGCCTTGCGAATCTTCTTGCCGTCTGGTGAGTAGTAGTCCGTAGACTTCTTGTACTTGTCGCCGGGTTTGGGCATCCCCTTACTTTTGCCTTTACTTGCCAGTTCTCCCTCTTTCTCATCTCGCTTGACGGAGAATGAGGCCGAGATGATTCCAACGCCGAACTCATTGACTCCCTCGGTCCATCGTGAAAGAGTGTCGTCGATGTAGATGCGTTGAATGCCGTCTTTATTGGACTGAACGATCTCGATCTTGGTTGGATACCCACGATCGCGATTTTTTGCTCCTACCCACCCGTATTTTTCGAAGTATTTGACAGCGCAAGTACACATTTGTTCCTATTTATATCGAAATCTACTTCGTTTTCTTAACGTTGCCGATCTGATACTTGGCTACCAGATTCCAAGTTGGCTTGTCTTTGAACGGAATGATCTTGATCTGCTTGAGATCCAACTTCTGTGGCTGTGCTTTTTCGGAGTGTCGAATCTTCACCAGACCCCAGTCGTCCAGAAGCTGAGCGATCGTGTTTCGACGAGATAGATCATCGATTGAGAAGTCCGATGGCTTTCCGTCTAGCATGAAGAGCTCCTTGAAGTGAACTATGAAGTAGTATCCGCGCTTATGGAGCAGATGACAAGACTGATAGAGCGTGTTGACTTCCTTCTTGGAAGCGATGCCGATTCGAGTCAGCGTTTCACGTACCTTGAGAAAGTCGTCGGGCTCGTTGAGAGTTACCTCGAGCATCTCCTGAGGAGACCAAGGAGCAAGTGTGTCTTGAGATTCTTGTTGTGGAGTCATAGCAAAATTCGATCACTATGACTCTATTTATTCGAAAGCTACTTTCCACCTGTATCGAGTGAACGAGCGATAGCTTTGAGCTGATCATCGGAGAGAAGATCAGCGACCTGACGAGCCTTCTCAGAAGAGTATCCATAAGCTTTCTTGATTAGATCTATGGAATCGGACGGCTCGTTCTTGAGCCACTTGGAGAAGCGTTTACGAGGACGAATCGAGTTGCGTAGGAATTCATACTGAGCTCGAGTCGGAATCGTTGGTCGTTGATTCATCTCATTGGCAAGCAGAATCGTATCAGAGAACCATGAGAGGCTGCGATTACACATGAAGGGAACATATGCCTTCTCCTCCGTCGTCGGATCGGCAAAGAGATCCTTTCCGCGGCTTCCTTCATTGATCGAGTTGAGGAAGTCGAAGAATGATAGTTTTTTGGATTTGGATTCAGTCACATTCATCCGATCAACATTTGATCATTATTCCAGTATTTCATCATGTTTCGAATCAGAAGGTAAAGGGTATCACCCGTATACATGTAGCAACCATGAAAGCATATCCAAATTGCCTTCTCGGATATTACTCCGGCTTTTTCTCGATATATTTTCATTTCCATTGAACGTTGGCCATGAGTTCGGTCAGGCACGCGACCGTGTTTAGCTCTTTATCGGCCACAAAGACGTTTTTATATTGATAGTCTGCCAAGATGATGACGGCCTGTGGAACCGCCGTGGGTTCCGCCGTGTCCGTGATGGAGTCGTAGATCGAACGATACACCTGTGCTGAATCGACGTCGTTGTTGGCGACGACCCAGGCTCGCATGGTACGAAAGTCTTTTTCCTTCAGAGACTTGATGAGTTCCTGAATGCTCGAGTTCGAGAGTCCAACGATCGCATTAGCCGCAATCTCACCAGAGGCCGCATGGCGCTGGCACTCATTGAGAACTCGACGCCAGTCCGGAGCGTGCTTGATGATGAGCTCGGCCAGCACGGCATCCGTAGCCTTGATTTTCTCGAGCTCGAGGATCTTCTTCAATCGCGTCATGAACTGACCGGCCAGACCGGCCAACTCCTTCTTGGTCGTGTTGAATTCAATGACGGCCAATCGTGAATGGAGAGGCTCAATGATACGATTCTTGAAGTTACAGGTCAGAATGAATCGACAGTTGGCCGAGAATTCCTCGATGAAGGCACGAAGTGCTGGCTGTGTCGACTGAGCATTCAGATAGTCCGCTTCGTCGAGAATGACGACCTTGGGCCGATTCGAGCCGCCCAGAGAAAAGGTGGAAGCAAAATGCTTGATCTTGTTACGAAGCACATCGATGCCTGACTCTTCGGATCCGTTGATGAGAATGTAGTCACAGCCAAGTGCGTTACAGAGAGCTCGAGCCACCGTGGTCTTACCTAGGCCGGCCGTGCCGGTCAGCAGCATATTCTGAAGTTGACCGCTCTTGACGATCTCATTGAACGTCTTTTTCAGTGAGGTCGGCAGGATGCATTCGTCGATCGTGCGTGGTCGATACTTTTCGACGAAGAGGAATTCATTTGAATTAGATGTCATATAAAATTGGTCGAGATGGCCGGCTTCACACCGGCGTTGAATCGAATTCGTCAAACTCGACGTTCCTAAGAATTCTCATCATCAGGCGTTCCTTCCCGCAGTCGCTTTCTACGACGATGCATCTCGATAGAAAGCAAGGGTTTATTGATTCTACTTTAGGAGTTCTGCGCGCCTTGCAATCACGCTTTCCATAGGTACGCTCTTGATACGGTGGCAACCTACACCGTCGATTGTTATGCCGTATACACGGCCAAGATGGACTCGATTGGAACACGATAGGTGTCTTTGGAGACCTCAATCTGCTTGCCTCCGGCCACCTGCACACGATCACCAACCTTGATCGGCTCTTCGACTTTTGAACCTACTGACTGAACGATCCACTTCCATTCAGGCTCGATCGTCACGAGTAAGTTACTCTGCTGTGAAGCATAAGACGCCTCACGCTTGACGATGACATTCTTTCCGATAGCTTTCATGATATTATGTATCAGATCGTTGAGGTCTTCTCGAGTGCCACGAAGTATTCGAGCTTGAAGTCCTGATGAGTCCACTTGGAGATCAATTTGGACGAGACTTCAACGGAGTAGTCGCCACTCATCACCTTGAGATTGTCGATCAGGAACTCCAGAGAGAACTCCTTGCCCAGCTGATGTTTCTCGATCAGCTCGATCGAGAACGTGTTGGCCGATGTGTCCTTGGGATCCAGAACGACCAGGCTCAACGAGCCGGATACTGTACCCTTCAGAGCGACGATGGAATGCCCAAGGACCGATGCGGCGCGGCGAATCTTGGAGAGCAGAGCATTCGTGACTTTCACTTGAATGTCGGCCACTGGCATCTTGATCTCCTTCTGAGGAGTCGTGAGGACCGATGGATTGGCAAATCGATACTTCAAAGTCGTCACGTCTTTGGAAAGGATCGCGGAGTCTTCTTGCAGATCGATTGTCGGATCATCGATCAGATTTAATGCGGAGATGAACTCATTTAGATCGTAGACTCCAAAGGAACGATCGAACGTTTCCGGAACCGTGACCGTGGCCATGATGTTCTTGGCCTCCGCGATCGTCGAGAAGGTATTGCCCTCCTTGATTACGAGATTGGGATTGATGGATGCGAAGTTCTTTAGAACGTCGAGTGTGAACTTGGATAGTTTAAGCATGTGATTTATTATTATTTGATTGCGGTTGTTGATCTTTTTCGGCAAATTGAAGATAAGCTCGTGCGTCGACGTAGTTGTCGGCATGAAACACACGTGCGGCACGTTGAACCTTGAAGGACACCATCATGAGCTCGACGAGCCATGATGGCATCGCATGATCCAGGCGAATCTGATAGTGCTGCTGAATCAGAGCGGTCCATGCCAGACCGATGTTCTCGTGGGACAGAGTCGCGTCGCCATATACCTTGCCGCGTTCGGCAATGGTCGCTTGAACGACGTCATTCGTGGATTGGGTGTCTTTCATCGCTGAGTATGGGATCTTGGACATAAAATTCATTGATCGATCTGAAGATAAGCGGCCGACCTGGGATCGAACATCCAGATCGGCCGCCATTGATCATTCGAGCGATTAGTTGCTCAAACGATAACGATTCTCGATGCCGGCCGGAGTGCGACCATAGTTGCACGCGTGTGGACGACGCCCGGTGGCGGACTTGCCAGTCTTCGCGTTGTGGGGATTCGAGTAGATGATGAAGCCATCATCGCGAAGCTTGGTCACGACGGAAGTCGGATTGGTGATGCCGGCCGCACGAGCTTCAGCGTTCGTGAACGGCATACCTTGAGAGAGGGTTTCGAGGATCGCACCCTTCTGTGTGCCGGTGGCTTTGTAGTTCTTGATGAGCTGTTTGATTGCAGTCTTATTGTTCATGTTATGTTGTTTTCAATTGCCGATTTATTGTTTTCTCAGTGGTACTCGGCTAACATACCGTTGAGAGATCATAATAAACTGAGTGAGTCGACTTGTACAGCCAATTGTTTCCCAGCGTCACGCCTCAATGAGCTTATACTTCTTGCCATCAATCTCGATAAGCTTGCCAACACATGAGGATTCAGGCTTCGATTCTTTCTTTGGAGCGGGAACGATGACAAGCTTACCGTAACCCACATCACCAATAAATGTAGCGCATTGAATCTCATACTTGTCGATCGCGCATTTTTCATATACGTTAATTCCAGCGAAAACCGTCAGGCCAGCATTGATGCCCTCGCCAGCCTTGATGCCCTCGCCAGCATTGATGCCACAGCCAGCCTCGATGCCCGTGCCAGCCTTGATGCCCCAGCCAGCCTTGATGCCACAGCCAGCCTCGATGCCACAGCCAACATCGATGCCCCAGCCAGCCTCGATGCCACAGCCAACATCGATGCCCCAGCCAGCATTGATGCCCGTGCCAGCCTTGATGCCCCAGCCAGCATTGATGCCACAGCCAGCCTTGATGCCATAGCCAGCCTTGATGCCCCCGCCAGCATTGATGCCCCAGCCAGCATTGATGCCCTCGCCAGCCTCGATGCCCCAGCCAGCCGTGATGCCCTCGCCGGCATTGATGCCATGGCCAGCATTGATGCCCTCGCCAGCCTTGATGCCCCCGCCAGCATTGATGCCCCAGCCAGCATTGATGCCCTCGCCAGCCTCGATGCCACAGCCAGCCTTGATGCCACAGCCAGCATTGATGCCCCAGCCAGCATTGATGCCACAGCCAGCGCCAAAAACTATGCTTCCGGTACAGCTTATGCCTTTATGGAAACGAATGACTCCTAGATCATCATCAGACGTAATATGCCCATCGAAGTTTTCAAGATTCTGAGCACCGACATAGAAGTTGTTCTCGTCAAGGTGACTTTTAGCAATAGCGAATGTTTTCATAATTAGTTGGTGATTGAATTGGTTGTGATTAGAATGACACGTTTGCTAAATCACCGCTCAGCGTTCGATTCAGTGACTGGTGGTGGAACGGGCGTGGACGAAGGAATGATCGACGGATCGATCTTCGTGTAGAGATCCATGAAAGCCGCCTTGGTGTCAGAGTCGAATCGTGAGATGCACAGCTGAATCGATTCCATGCGCTCACCAAAGATCGCAAACGACTTGACGATGTGACAAAGACGGCGAGTCGAAATGACTTCTTCGATGGCGTCCTGCTCGAAAGTCTTGCGAATGACTTCCGACCAGTCACAGAGCTTGGTGGCGAAATCCTCGTCGATGCGACCGAACTTCTCCATGTGCTTGAGAACGATCTTCTTCTCCGTATACTTCGGAGCGTATGGCTGCTCGATTGTGGCCACGAAGCGTTCGAGGAAAGCCTCATCGATGATCGTTGCGGCCGCGAATCGGCCGTCGTCGGAGCCGCGACCCTTGGTGTTGGCCGTCGCGATGACGTTGAAACCTTTGGCCGGATGAATCACCTGACCGGTCTTCTTGATGAGCACCGGATTGCCTTCGAGGACGCCTTGCAGGCACATAATTTTGTTCGAACCACGATCGATCTCGTCGATGAGCAGAAGGCATCCACGTTCCATGGCCTTGATGACCGGACCTTTGCAGAAGACGGTCTCACCGTTGAGAAGACGAAAACCGCCGATCAGATCGTCCTCGTCCGTCTCAGGCGAGATCTGCACGCGAATATATTCGCGCTTGAGCTTGGCACAGCATTGCTCGACCATCTTGGTCTTGCCATTGCCGGACAGGCCGGAGATGAAGAGCGGAAAGAAGAGCTCCGAAGCGACCGCACGAAGCACCGTGTCGTAAGCGCCCCAGCGCACGTAGGTTGGATCGATCTCGGGCACATATGCGTCCGCGGACATAATTGATTGAACTCCGGCCGACATTTGAAAGGCGAGTGACGGCACCGTGGGAGCCATCGGAGCGGGCGACGAAGTGGCCGCTGCCGGAGCCGGTGAGTGAGTTGGAGGGATCACGGTGCCGTCAAGACGAGCGAAGAGCTGAGCAAGATCATACTTGCCACGGCCGATGTTGAACTCGGACCGCATGAGCACTTCGTAAATTTGATTCCAAGTGAAGCCGTTGGCTCGCGCCACCTGCTTGATGTGTTCGGAGGTGTGAATTGTGCCGGCGCTCGAGCCCTTGAGCTGAGCCAGCGTTTGATTGATTTTAGCTTGTTCGATCATGATATAATTCTATCAAGTATTGTCGGTTTGTAAATAAAAAAGTGATGGAGTATTTGATTGCAAATCAGCTACTTGCACAAGCTTAGGCAATTTGAGCCGCGAACTTGTTGAGGAGAATGCGAGAATTGCGCTTGTCGGAATTGAATTTCGTGAAGGCTCGTGACATTTTGGACGTCGTCATCTTGGCATCAGAATCGGATTCCGGATCGAATGATTCATCGTCCGTGATGACGAGGTCGCTCGGAGTGCCGAGGACGTAGTAGGCATCGAAGCCAAAGCCACCACGAATCTCGACGAAATGTTGCTTGCGATAGGCTTTCTTGAGATTCTCCAGAAGTTCCTGTGTCTCGGAGCTCGAGTTGCGTTTGAGACCACGCAAAGCACCATTCACTTTCGTCATGGCCAGTTTCTCACTTCCAGGAACGAAGAAGCAAGTGACCGTGCAGTTGCAGGTCTCACGAAGAGATTCGATGAGCTTATCGTAGTTGCCGGAAAAGCCATAAGTCAGATCGATTCGACGGCCATTGATGATTCCGGTATATTTGCTATTGATGGACGGCTTCTGACCAAGCTTTTCGGCAACATCGGAGTTGTAAACGTAATTGAGGCCACTGCCGTCACCGTCCGTAAGAAAGAGCACACTGACCTTCTGAACCGGATTGACCTGACGAAACTGACGAACCAGAACGTGAGCCGCAACGATCGCCTCGAGGAGAGGAGTGCCACTAAGCTCTTCAAGCTTACTCGTAACCGGACAATTGTAGTTGCTCAATGGATTGTATACAATCGCGTCGACGCGGTAGCCTTTACGCCAGGCCACATGTGTCAGAGTCTCGGAGACGGCCAATTCGAACTCGGCCTTGCTCATCTTGCTCGAGAAGATCTCGATCATTTGAAGGTCTTCGATTCGAATCTCATCGTGAGCCTGAGCGGCGAGAATGGCCGGCTTGGAGACACTTGGATTCGTGAAGCCAAGGACTCGAAAGGGAATGTTTAGAGAGCGGCAGAACATCACCAGATTGACCGTGTGTTCGAGGACCGTGCCGAGCACAGTATTCATTGAAGATGAGTAGTCGACAAAGAACACCATGCCATGATTCTTGGCATCGGCCAAGCGTGTCGCGGACTTGAATATATCGTCCGCATACTTGTAGCTGTGCAAACGATTGACATTGATGATGCCGGTCGAGGACACCGTAGCACGAGAATATTGATAAGCCGCCTTGCGCATGTTGAACTCGGTGGCCAGAGTGGCCACGTACTTCTTGGCCTTGGCACGGAGTTTAGTCACCTCGGTCTGCACACCAGCATCGGCCATGTAGCACGCATAGCCCGGGCACTTGGCACGTTCGGCCATCACTTCGGAGAATGGAATGATCAGGCTCTCGATCGTCTTTGTCGAAGGCATCGAGAAGTGACGATTGCCGTCGTTAACCGCCATGTCTTTGACGGCCTGCTGAAGCGCTTGCTCGGTCTGAGAAGTGAGCTCGGAGATGAGATCACTATAGTCCTGCTGATCGTCACTTTGACTGGACGTTGAATTGTTGCCGTCGACTTCTTCGGATTGATCGCTTTCGGTCTGAGCGGATGAGGTGGTGCGTTTTGCCTCGGCTTCGTCACCAGAATCGGCTTCGTCGGCCTTGTCGTCGGATGAATCGGCTTCGTCACCAGAATCGGCTTCGTCACCAGAATCGGCTTCGGAAGGCTGATCGGCCGTAGGATGCTGAGGAGCATCGGCATCCGGCTTACTGGAAGGTGTCGGCTGCTTGGATTGTTGAGATTGCTTGCCGACGAGTTCGGCCAGTTCCTTGCAGACGGACAGGACGTCGTCAAAAGTCTGAGCGGCCATTGCCTTGTCGTAAATCACCAACTCCGAAGCCGTCAGAGGAACCTGAACGGCGCCGCGAGTCTTGGCATGGATGTTGAGGCGATCGGCCACGTTGAGGGACGCCAGATCTTTGCCTTTGATGCCAAAGAAGTCATCGGCCACGAACTGAGCGTATGCGGCACGAAAGGTGGAAGACAAGCCAGGATATGTGTCTTGAATCATTCGCTCGATGCGAATGTCCTCGACGATGTTGCAGATCGAGAACGGAACGCCGGGAAGGGCATCATGAAAGCGAGTGTGACCATTGGCCGGCGTATAGAGAGCATGGCCGACTTCGTGGCCACAAAGCAAATCATATACGTTCTTGCCTTTATTCTGCCAGAGGGGAAGGCCAAGCACACGATGCTTGACATCGAAATATGCCGTCGTGTAGTTGCCGTGCTGAATCCGGACGTTTTCCTTGGCCAGCAGCTTGGCGAGCATGCCTTGCTGTTCCAGATTTACGGCTTGATGTTGTTCGATCATGTATACATTCTACAGCAGAATGCCGGAATGTAAACAAAAAAGTGCTAAAATATCTCGTTGCAAATCAGCTACTTGCACACGGACCGTCACTTGAGCTGAGAAAACAGCCCATTCTTCTCAAATTCGAGCTTTCCAACCATTCGATCGGCCATCGCATCCGGTTTATGAGTGATGACGAAAACGTTGGTGGCCGTCATCGTATTCAGGATCTTCAGAAGGCAATCCACACCATCGGAGTCCAGAGATGAATCGAAAGTCTCATCAAGGATCAGCAGATTGGTCGAATTGTGATTCTTGAGCTTGGCGATCTGACGCCACGTGAAAAGAATCGCCAAATTGATTCGGGACTTTTCTCCTTCCGAGAATGAAGCATACGAAAAGTCGTCTCGATGCCGAGAGCGAATCGTTTCCTCAAACGATTCATTGAGAGTGAACGAAACAAAGAAGTCGAGGATCTGCAGGTACTGATTGATGCACTTGTTCATCAGAGGCACGTATTGCTTAATGACTTTGGTCTTGATTCCGGTGTCACGGAGCATCTCCTGCGCAACGTCTTGATACGTCCTCTCTTCATTCAGATCTCCCTTTCGAACGATCAGAGCTTCCCGTTCCGAGCGAGAAGCCTCAAGCTCCTGAACGATCGGCGTCGTATCGGCCTTAATTGCCGATGATTTGATTTTGTTTCGAAGATCCTCGAGACGGCGTTCGAGTCCGCGAAGTGAAGCCAGTGTCGTCATCGAGGCGATGTGAACCTTTTTGAGACGCGACCATTCTTCCTGAGTGGTCATCAGAATCAGATGATGATTCTCACGATGCTCGTCAAGGTGCTTCAGGCCATCGATCAGTTCCTGCAGTTTCTTCTTTCCAGCCTGAAGCTTCTCTTGACGAAACTCCTCGGCGATGTACTGATCACAGGTCTGGCAGTGACGATTCTTCTCGTAGTAGTCGACTTCCTTTTGCTGACGATCTTGATTGTTGGAGATCTGAGAGCGAAAGCCGTCAAAGCGGCTCATCTTGATTCGAGCATTCTCGACTTCTTCGTCGACTCGCTTCTGATTAGCCTCATATTCATCATCGAGTTTTTTTAGTTCGGCCTTCTTCTCATTGATCTGAGATTCCAGTGTCTGGCATTCGGATGCAAGCTCGAGCTTACTCTGAGCGTTCAGATCGTGGAGTTCATGAAGGTGCTTCTCCTGAAGCTTGATTCGCTCATTGATCATCGTGATCTTCTCGGTCACGTCACGAATCTCTTCCTTCAATTTGGCCATTCGTTCCTTCAGGCCGTCGTTCATCTGCGAGAAGATCGCAATGTCCAAAAGATCCTCGATCATATCTCGACGATCCCAGATCGGCATCTGCATGAACGGAACAAAGTTGCCAGCACCAAGGACAACGATCTGATCAAATGAACGTTTGTTCATCTTCAGAATGTTGTTCTCGAGAAGTTTCTGATAGTCGCGAGAGTGTGACTCCTGATTCAACATCTGACCATTCTTCCAGATCTCGAAGATCGAGGGCTTGTATCCACGAATGACACGATAGGTATCGGATCCGATCGAAAACTCAATCTGAACCTCGCAGTTCTTTCCATTCACGGAGTTGATCAGCTGTGGATTCTTGATGTCGCGATGTGGCTTGCCAAACAGAGCGAAAGACAAAGCATCGATCATCGTCGACTTTCCAGCACCGTTGGTTCCCACGACCAGAGTCGTTGAATGTCGATTCAGCTGAATTCGAACCGGATTGTCTCCAGACGAAAGGAAGTTCTTGTACTGTAGTGATTGAAACGTGATGGCCATGATCTATTGAGTTTCTCCGGACTGTGCCTCAACGTAGAGCTCGCGAATCATGGACTTCATGCGTTCCTTGTCCAGATCGGTCTCCACGGAATCTATGTAGGTGTTCAGGAGCTTGGATGTATCCTCCAAGTCAATCGCATCATCTTCGACCTGAGTTCCAGCAAACTCATCGAAGGATTCAACGATCTTGGGTTGCTCCAGTGGTCCCATGTCCTGAATTCGCTGAATGAACTTCTCGAACTGTTTGATGTTGGATCGCTTGACGACCACGACCTTGACGAACTTGTCACGAACCATTTCCGTGTCCAGTGTTTCATTTGGATCAGACTTCGAGTCATCATAGATCAATCGACTGTACAAAGTCAGAGGATTTCTGATCTGTGAAAGCTCGCGAGTGGCCGTGTCGAGGACATGAAAATACTTAGGATCATTGCAGTCGGCCCAGGTTTGTTCCACCTGTGTACCCAAGTAGTAGATGTTGCCACGAGTCGACTTGGTGTGATAGTGACCAGAGAGGACCATCTCAAATCGCTTAAAAAGATCCGGATTCATGCCATGTGAGGCACCAGATTGACCTTTGGCCATCTCGAATCCAGCAAGCTCCAGATGTGACATTAGAATCGGAGCCGTGCACTTGGAAAGGAATTCGAGAAACTCATCACAATTGGATTCGGAGATCCATGGAAGGAAAGCAATGGGAAGGCCGTCAAATTCTTGAATTGTCGGCTTCTCGATGATCTTCACGTTCTCGATGTAATAGCCAAACATCTCACGAAGGGAGGATACGGCATTCGAGTTCTTGTAGTAAACATCATGATTGCCTGGAATGATCGTCATCGTCATTCCTCGCTCGGTCAATGGTTCAAGAAAACTCTTACGTGCATTATGCAAAGCCCGTATATTGATGCCACGGCGATTGTCGAAGTAGTCACCCAGATGAATCACGTGCTTGATTCCATGCCGATCACAGAATGGAAAGAATACTTTCGAAAAGAATTGATTCAGATGATCCATGTACGGCTCAGAGCCGTTACGCAGATCGACGTGAGTGTCATTGATGATGGCGATTCGCATGATCTCAAACTTAATGTTTTGCAAGAAACATTTCGAGGGAGGACTTATCTTTCACGGCTTTCTTCTTGGCATTCTTCACCTTCTTGCTAAAGTCCTTGATTACCTTGTCACGAACATGTATCTGTTCGGCTCTATTGCGAATCCTTTCCACGATGCCTTCGCCGACCGCAGGACTTCCAGAGTCTCCATCACCCCAGTCGGCAAAGTTCTCGATTCCTGCATGTTCCATGTAGAGAGCCTTGATGTCCTGAACTCGCTTCTCCTTCTGAATGCGACGAATGAAAGCAAAGTAGCAGATCTGTGTGAAGTAGGCAAAAGCGTTGGGTAAGCCGGTACGAGTTCCGATGCTGACGTCGAAGTTGTTGATCGCACGAATACAGTTCTCGACCGCATCCATGACCATGTCTTCACGGTACGTGTATCGAATGAAATTGGGTTTATGTGAGAGCCCCTCGGAGATCTTCAGTAAGCACGATCCGATGTATTCCGTGATCGTAGGTTCCGGCTTACCGGCCTTCTTGGCTTTTGTGACCGACACGACGTAATCGACCACGGCCTTGGAAAACTCCGCGTTGTTGACGTAATGTGGTTTCTCTGAAGGCTTAAGCTTTCGAGGTGCGATATCGTTCATGTGAGATAATGTATCATACCACTTTCATAAGTACACAAAACTTTTACAATCAGCCATTGTAACTTAGAGTGACTCCGTCGTAACTATGTTGTGTACACACCAGTGTGGTACATGTACAATTGATCCAGACCTCAGCAGCAGTCAGGGAATAATCAAGGCAAGCTGGAACAGACTAAGGCTTCAGTTGAGATCAAATCTCTTCTGCTTGTTTAACTGATGCTTGAGCGAGGGACTGAGCGAAGGCATCTGTTGATTATTCGTGGAAGAGGAATCCTTGATGGCCTCCTGAAGCTCAGAGGGACTCAGATACTTCTGCAGATGAGTAAGAAGAAAGTACCGTGAGTAAGCGAACTTCTGATCAAATGTAGAATCAGACTCCGCAATGATGGAATCCAGATTGACCTTAATCTGAGTTTGACTTCCAGGAATCCAGGGAACATACACGGTCTTCAGGCTCGATTCTACGACCATCTGACAGATCTGCAATGGTCTATGGAGTATCACGTACGACTCAACCGAGTCTCGATGATTCTCCTCGGCCAGAATGACGGATCCATCGATCATGCGATAGACCTGAACGTTCAGGGAATCGATGTACTGCTTAAGGTCCGCGGTCATGAAAGTATTTATGAGATCGGCACTTCATGCACCTCAAAGTCAAATTTCTCTTTCGTATAGATCTTGGCGCGCTCGATGCCGTGAGTCAGCGTGTAGTTCTTCTGGCCCTTTCTCGAGAGATCGTCGGCGATGTCGTATACGGTCGTTGAACGTTCATCCTTGGTCTTTCTGAGACCACGGCCGATCGACTGAAGGACTCGCACCTGTGACTTGGTCGGAGAAGCAAAGACGATGTTGTGCAAATTCTTGATGTTGATTCCGGTCGAGAATGTACCAAACGAGGCGATGATGACGGAGCCTTCCTCCTTCTCCACCAGGCCGCGGATCCGTTCACGCTCGTCGGCATCTACCTCTCCGGAGACGAAGTAGACTTTTCGCTTGGTGTCCTTCAGCTTCTTCTTGACGGCCTCGAAGAGAGGCTCTCCATGCTTCTCGACAAACTGATACAGAATCAGACTATTGCCCTTGAGATCCGCGACCAGGTTCGTGATGAAGCGATTGCGTGGCTCATATGACGTCAGAAAGTCGAGCTCGTCCTGATAATCGAGGGAATCGTGCTCCTTGCGAATTGCCTCGGGATACTTCAGCACGAGCATGTGAATCTTCAACTGAGCCAGAACATCCGCGTCGATGAGCTCATGTGTTGTCGTCACCTGATAGGTCGGACCGAAGCATCCTTCGAGCACCAGCTTATTGACCTTGGCATCCTCACCTCCCGGAAGCGTACCGGTCGTTCCGATGCGGAACCAAGCGTTCTTGAGCCAGCTCATGATCTTGGTCAGTGAAACGGCCTTGAACAGATGTGCCTCATCGCCAAAGACACCACCGAACTGCTCGAACCACTTGGGCCCCATGGTAACGGCCGACTGCCAGGTCGTGATGATCACCGGTGGATCTACTTCTACTTTTTCAATCTTTCGAATTTTCATAGAATACTCTACCTAATTTCCAGATCGAAACATCAATTGTTTCAGGTTTCATAAGTTTTGAAATTATATCAAATCATCTTTTAACGTAAGGTCTTTCGCTTTCTTCTCACCAAAACGTGTTGATACTATATCATTCGGTGATAGTATTCTAATTGAACCATCTTCCAAAAAAACCTTTACTTTTTCTTTTTTAGGATCTTTATCTTCTCCACCCATCAAAATGCTTATTGAAGAGTCAGCGTCGAAAGATGCATCTTCAGATGAATAATTTGAAAAATCATTTTGCATTTGAAGAACTAAACTTCGGGTAGGAACGATGACGATTGCCTTCTTCGAAGAACCTTTGAGATGATTCAGATACCATCGTAGAAGCTGATAGATGATCAGAGACTTACCAGAACCGGTCGGGGAAACCAGAAGGATCTTCTGAAGCTTGATCGCACGATCTATGGCATCTTTCTGGTAATCCCTTAGCTCGAGCGGCTTATCGTCCGCCCCGGTGGCCGCATAAAGGCCTTCAGACGCTTCGGATTCAGCTTCTGAGAGGTCGGGAAGCCACAGCCCTGGTGCCAGTTCAAGTTCGTGTTTCCGTGAGTCCGCGTACTTCTGAAGGTGATGGAGCAGACCGGCCGGAAGAGTCTGATTACGAAGATTGAACAAATGTATACGCCCATCCCATTGCCGACGCTTGAAGGCCGGAGAGAACTGATATCCGGCCGCAAAGAACGAGAAGAACTCAGATAGCTCCTGAAGGACTCCGGAATCCTCACAGGTCACGCGAAGGTGTGCCTGATCGATCGAATTGACGTGTATGATGGCCATGTAGTATTTATTAGCACCCGGCCGTAAACTTTCGAAAGTCCAGAACGTTCTTGATGTGCTGATGCCTCCAGCGAAGTGTATCGAGAATCTCCGTCAGAACGTCCACGCCGGTCTGAAAGTATGTTTTCTTGTCGAGCGCCACACGTAAATCCGAATCCGCGTCGACGTAGGTTTCCAGATCCGAGCGAAGAGGCTTCGAGGCACCTTTGAATGGATCGTACGGCCACTTGCGCTCGTCCATCTCCTCCTGTGTCATCTTGCCGGTGTAGTATAGCCACTTGGCATGACGAAGCTCGGACAGCTTGGATTCTGTGGTACGAAGCTTGAGCTTAAACTCCGTGAGGTATGCCAGGTACTTGGCATGAATCTTGGCGAACTTGAGGGTCGAGTCGTCCAATGCCAGAGAGTCAAGTTGACAATCGGATTCCCATTCCTTGATGATGTCTTCAACGGTAATCATAATGTAATCTGAAATTATTTATACCTGTACAGGGTGCTACACGAGCACATTGAAGTAGTTGAATCGCAGAGTCAGATCACAGGGCAGATATTGAATCGTCTGTGCCTGTGTGTCAAACTGAAGCTCACCGATCGTGGTCGGAAAGGCGTCATGAAACTGAAACTGGCGATTTATCGTATTCTTCGAAGAAAGAACCGACAGAATCACATCCGTACGAAGAGGCTGACCAGATGTGGTCGCATTTGTTTGAAGCCAATTGAGCGCTTCCACATAATTGCTCATGTTCTCATCGACCATGAACTTTACACGAAGAGTCTCATATGTGATTGTTTCTCCAGGAAAATAAGCCGATTGATTGTGATAGTTTTCCTTGACTTCTCCCATGCTCAATGAAGGAATATTCACGGATGTGCAAAAATACTCAATGTTTGTAAATTTGGGATTCTGAATTGTCAGCTTAAAGTTAACCTGCTGCAGGAAATTCAGATTGGTCGTCAGCGAATTCATTGATGTTTATTTATGGACAAGAAAAAACCGCAGTCCCCTTTCGAGGACTGCGGTCATGATAGCGAAGCTAATCAGCTTAGCTTGTAGCAGCCTGAACGCCGCGGAGACTGATATTACGCACATTAAATGTTCTGTAATAAAAGTTGCCACGATCGTTGCCGTTCTGAGCACCAGCCGCCGCCGGATTGATCTGCTGAACGAACGGATTCGCGACCACGCCGTAACGCGTTTTGAAGGCGATACGAGGTTGGAAGGAAGCCGGATCGATCGCGCGGACCATGGTGAGCGGAACGTAAGGCGCATAGAAGATACCAGCGTCGTACGGATTCGTGCCACGATAGCCGACCGTGATGTAGTCCGTGAAGGTATACGGATCGATGTACACCTTGATGCGACCATTCAACACACCAGCAAAGGTGTTACCCGTGTCGTCGACTTCGAGCTTCGAGCTCAGAGCCGGCGCGTAGTCCAGAGAGCCAGCCGCGGCCAGAGCCGAGGCTACGTTGGACGAGCAGAGGATGAAGTTACCCTTGCCACGGCGAGTTTCCTTGGCGATCTGATTCGCTTCGAGCTCAATCGCCATGTGAAGGCTCTTGTACCGTTCCGCGGCCCAGCGACCATCCGCGTCCGTGCGGACGTCGTAAACACCAGGCGTGGTGTAGTTGAAGCGAGCGCCGAGGACGGCTTTCGCATTGATCGTTTCAATGATTTCACGATTGATTTCGAACAGGATCTCCGAGGAGAGGATGTTCGCCAGCTCGGATTCCGCATCGAGACCATGAACGGCCTTGAGATCCTGAGCGAGTTCCATCGTGTAGCTCGCCTTGAGCGCGCGAGTATTCGCGGTCACGACGGTCTTTTCGATGTCAAAGCCCATCGTAGCGAAGTCTTGATTACCGCTGGTACCAAGCAATTCGCCGGTCGCCGTAGGCAAAGCCTGACCGACCTGATACGGAGCCGTACCAGCATAGGCTTGATTACCCGAGAACGCCGAGGTGATCGGAGCCAGGTTCGCAAACAACACGGTTGAAGCCGAACTCAAGGTCGAGACCAATGCCGTGTCAATCGTAACCACACCAGAGTTAGTGGTAACGGATGCAACACGAGTGCCAGGAACGACGCCCTGAGCGATCACCAAATCGCCGACCGCAAGGCCCGCGAGAGGAGTCGCCGTCAACGTGATGGTCGTAGAACCGGCCGTTGAGGTCGCATTGCTGATCGTACCATTGTAGTACGAGGACTGAGAGGCCGTCGAAGAGCCAGCCACGGAAGGCTGATTCGAAGTCGTGCCTTGAACGCCGCCATAGAGCGAGTCGTCACCGGCCGCAACGGTCTGACCGGAGGTCGTGCTCAACGCGGAGGTGTATTTCGGCTTGAGCGCGAAGATCAGACCGGTAGGTCCGCTCATCGGCTGAACGCCGGCGATATCGTAGGCGATCAAGTTCGGCATCGCGCGGCGCACGAGGGAGATCAAGATCGGATCGAAGTTTTGAATCGCACCGGTGCCCATGTCGGCTTCGGCGAGCATCGAGCGCTCTTCTTTGAGAGCCTTCTGCTGGTTTTCGAGCAATGCGGCCGTGACGGACCGGCGATAGTTATCCTTAAATGCAGGAGCTTCCGCGTGATCCAACACCGCTGCCCATTTTTGTTCGGACTGTTCGGTATTAAACATACTTTCTTTTTGTTATGGTTGGGGGTTATTCTCTCACCGACGATTCGGATTATTGCGTTCAGCACGAGAGATAGCACTGACGTAACGTTTCATGTCATCTGGCAATGTAGCCATGGAATCTTCTTGACCCTCGATGATTATCGTACCCGAATTAACTACTTTCTGTGGTTTCACGTTCGCCTTCACGATGGAAGACGGCGCTGACTGAGGAGCCTTGCCAGAGAAGTACGACTCCTTGATCGTGGTCACCTTCTTCGAGAAGGCTTCCGCGGATTCAAAGATGACGTCCTTGGTGAGCTCCGTTAAACGAGAGGCCTGAGTGGTCGCCAATCCCTTCGACGCTTCCGCGAGAATGGACTTGCGCATCAACTTCTCGTTCTGAACTTTCACGGATTCAACGAGCTGATCATTCTGCTTCACTTGCTCCTGAAGCTCGACAATGCGAGAGTTCAATGATTCCACCAAGTCCTTGTCGGCCTTGGGAACCTCGATGTAGCTCTCGGCAAACACGTTCTTCAGAGAGGTGATGAAGCCTTCGGCGATCTCCGTGCGAAGGGTCGAGTCGACGGCGACTTGATTCTCCTTCATCCAGGATTCGACGACGTACATGAGGTACGAGTCGACCTGTTCGGTGACCGTGTTCATGATCTGCTCGGCTTTCTCGGACAACTTGATCTGATATCCTTCATGGAGCTGCTTACGAGCCAAGCGAACTTTGCTCTTAACGGCCGCTTCGAAGATCGTCTTGGCCTTGGACTTGAAACCTTCCGTGAGGTTGGCTTCACCGTTCATCAGTGCCGTGACGTCCTCTTCCATGTCGACTTGATCCACGTCGACTTCAGCTTCTTCAGCTTCGTCTCCCTCTTCATGCTCTTCCGTGCTTCCACAGGTGCATTCGCCGTCACAGGTACAGGTACATTCTTTGTCCTCTTCTCCGTGAGTTTCCGAGTTGGAATCACCGTTCTCGTCATCGAGCTTCTCAGCTTCGTCTTTCGAGACGGGTTCCTCTTCCGTGATTGGACCAGGAGCGTGTGCGATCGGAGCTTTAGCATGCGGCGCGGCCGCAATTGCCTTCTCCATATCTTTAACGCTCTGATCCATGCTCTCGATCGATTCCTCGATCTTCTTTTGGTTTTTCTTCGTGGCCATCTTCTTCAATGTTTGTTGGAGAGGAAGCCCCGAAGGGACCTCAGTCTCATACTATTCAATCTCGATCGAGCAAACAGGCTCGCTTCGAGTACCCATACCAATAACTCCCTGACGTATCAGGAGAGATTCTGTTAGCTGATATCCCGAAGGAATTGCTCAAATGATTTGATCTGAGCTTCAGCGTAAAATTCTTTGCTTCGTGTCTGACGGATTTTCTTCAACGACTCGTTCATTCGATCGACTTTGTTGGCAACGTACTGTTTTCCATCAAACACCCAGTCAACCGATTCCATGATTCCCTCGACGAAGGCCGAGGGAGCCGAGGGATCCTGAACAATGTCGACCGTGGCCAGACTATAATCTGGCTTCACGTAGGTCTTACCTGCGCGGGATTCAACTGAACCCATGCCGCGAGAGGACACTCCAAGTTTCACTCCACCATCCAATAGGCCCTTGACGATCTGTCCCATCGGAGTGTTGAGAATCAGTGCCTTGCCATACACATCATCTCCGTTCCAGTTCAATTCCGTGATGCGATGTGACACTTTATCCAGATTGATCGTGGGACCGTCCGGGTGATTTAGTTCACCTACCGCACGGCCAGTCGACACCTGCTCGGCGACGAAACGACTGACGGCCTCACGGAGTACGGAACGAGGATAGATTCGATTATTTCGATTCTGCTTCTCGGCCTGCATGAAAACGCCTTCCAAGAAGTACTTCTTCTCGGTGCCGGCACTTTCAATGAGAGGCTTGATGCCGTTCTCGTTATACTCCGTGATGAGTAAAGCCATAATTTCTTATTCCAATTTCCGCTGTTTTCTCTTTTCCCAGGCCAATCGCATTTTTGCTCTAGACTCTTCTGATCTTTTAGATCCAATATGTGCGACTCTCGTTTTCTCTATAGACTCAGGAGAAAGTTTATAACGTTGTCGAGCCATGCTCATTTTAGCTCTAGTTTCTCGTGAATGCTTTCTTCCAATTGCTTTAGCCCTAATTTTTTCTTTAGTTTTAGCAGAATGAGTATAATTCCATCCTCGGGCTCCTGCATTATTATTATGCTGATTATAAAAATCCATACTGCCAGCAGCATCAACTGCTAATAAAATTTTAGTCTCAAGAGCAGCCATTTTTTCTTTACTGCCTGTGGCAATTATGTATCTTTCGAAATTATCAGGATTATTATAATAATCTTTCAAAAAAACTTTGCTTGAACAAATATATCCATCATTTAATGCCCCAGTATGATACCCCACGTATAGTCTATTATCTATTTTATTCCTCCAAGAATAGACGAAAGATTGGTTCATTGTTACTTAGATTCGACCGTAGGGTTATTGAAAACCTGATCGACCAGAGCCAGCTTGCGAACTTCCAACGCCGCGATTGCCTTCTCGGCCAATCCACGTTGAAAAGCTTGCTCGGCCTGTTCGGTATTGCCGGCAATGACCGCATGAACAAAAGTTTCGGCGTGTTTATTCATCTTAAAGGTTTATTTATACGATTTGTGATTTTCAAGCCACCGGAGTCTCTTCGGGTGCAGGTATCTCTTCAGTAGGAACTTCTTCAGCAGGAGCTTCAGCTTCGATTGGGGCTTCCGGAGCGCCTAATCCTTCAGCACCGGCTGGCATACCACCCATGGCTTCTTCTCCGCCTGGAATTCCTTCTGCTGGAGTTCCACCCTGTGGAACGTTCTCTCCGGCGTCCGGAGCGATATCTCCCTTGGCTTTTTCCTCGGCAATCTCGAGATCCATCTTCTCGATGTCATCATCGGACTGACGAAGAACATTACGCCGCACCCACTTCTCGGAGTAGTATCGACCAATGAATTCGCCAACCTTACCAAGCATATCCATGCGAGCCGAAAGGACTTCGAAGTCCTTGAGTTCCGCGAAGTAGTTGTCTCGCTTGAAATCGATCGAGATCTTCTCCTTGATCAGTCTCCAGTCATCCTCGACGATGATACCTTTGAGAAGGAGCTGAGTCTTCAGAAGATTGAGGAACAGAGAAGAGAAGCGTCTCCGCAGACGATCCACGAAGCGTTGAAAGGCTACTTCCTCGCGATTGATCTCCGTGGACTTTCCGGCCGTCCAGAGTGATTCCTTGGCCTCGAAGCGAGACAAAGGAACATTCATGCAACGGTACAGATTCTTCTTGAAGAAGACGATGTCGTCGATCTGTCCCAGATTCTGTCCACCAGCCAAAGTCGAGATCTCGGTTCCGCGACCACCTTCACGACGAGGAAGCCAGTAGTCCTCGAGCATCGACATGTGTCGACGATCATCTCGCATGGCACCTGTATTGGCGTCATACACCATCTTATTGCGATACTTCGACATCAACTCCTGCATGTACTGTTCGGCCTTGGCCTTGGGCAGATTGCCAACGTCGACATAGAAGATGCGTCGTTCCGGAGCACGAGAGATGCGATAGATGACCAGAGAGTCCTCCATCATACGCAGCTGATTCACCGGCTTCAGAGCCTTATGAATGTGAGAGACGATGCGCTTATGAGTTGAGTCAAGAAGACCAGAGGGAATGTAGCAGATTGCCGAGGGATCGATTCGAAGGCCCGTAACGGAGTCACCGGTATTGACCGTCTTAACCAGCTGACCAGCGATCTGATTCTCGTTGTATACGAAATACTCAGCCTTGGTCGTGATGAGCTTGACACCGGTCTCCGCATCGATTCGTGTGTCGACCTCACGGATCTTACGAATCTTGATGGAGTCGATGAATCGAAGTTCCTGAATGCCCTTCGATGGATCGTGATCATCGACGATGATGTGATAGTATAGGCGGCCGTCGACGTACCAACGACGAAAGATGTCCGAGCATTGGCGAGAGAAGTCGAGCAGGCGAAGCACCTCATCAAATTCTTTTTGAATCGCGTCCTTCACGTCGTCACCATATTCAAGGTCATTCATGACCAGCGAGACCGGTGCACCGTCTTCGCCAGAGACAATGGCCTCGTCCATGATGTAGTTCACGGCCATGTCACACTCGGGCTGCTCGGCCGCGTTGCGATACTTGAGAATCAGATCCTGATCTGAAGCTACGGTCGTACCGTCGATGTCGATATATTGACCAAAGTATCCACCAGCCGAGATGACGGTCGAACCATCCTCGCCTTCTTTGGGAACAAAAGATTTTTTCTCCGCAGGTTGTTCGGACGCAATAGGCAAAAGGCCGCGATCGAATTCAGGAGCCGTTGGTTGCAGAAGCTCCTGATTCTTTTTAATCTCACGAGTGATATTCAGACCGAACAATTTCATGGTGAATCTATTTATACCGTTTCAAAAGCTAAAAAGGGCGGCTCGATGTTACTCGAACCGCCCATGAGTTGCTTCTGAAGATTAGGTTCCGATACCACCGCTAATGGTTACACCGCCCACGTTGACGGAAGCGGAGACACCGGCCGAGATACCAAAGCTTCCGCCAGATCCACCCGAGCTCGGAGTCGAGCTGGCTTCCCAGTATTGATACTGAACCGTCACGTCGAATTCCTCGATAGTATCATTGGAGTCATAGGCCAGATCGATAGCACCGACCGTCGAAGGAAATACACCGCGAAAGATGTAAGTCTTCACAACGGCTCCAGACTTATCGAGCTGAGCAACGGACCAGTCGGTCATGTAGTCCTTGGGATTCGTGCGACCGATATTGGATTGATGCTGATTGATTCCGTTCATCCAACGCTCGAACGCGTCACGAAGCTTCATCGGCACGTCATTGATGACCTTAATGGTCCATTCGGGGAACGTGCGATCACCGGCGATCTTGAGCTTACGACCACGGAATGGAACCTCGATGAGGCCCTGAGTTGAGGTTGGAAGACTCGCGCCCTTGATCATGAAGGAAGCGAGTTCCGAACTACCACCGGCAAAGCCGGGGAAGTTACACGTGACCTGAAACAGATTAGCGCGAGCACCTCCGCCGGTCAGCTTGGACTTGAATTGATCTACACCTAGAGTTGGCATAAGTTTTTCTTTCTTTTATTTATATGTCGGTTTCCAGGTTTACGCGTTCGAGGCGCCAGCGATCTCCGAGAAGGAGACACCTGTACGAGTGGCAATGAAGTTCAGAGTGATGAAGTTAATCGATCGCGCAGGCTTGATGTAGATGTCCGCCACGAACTGATTGGCATCTACCACTCCCGGAGTGTTATTGGTCGAGTCGCACACCACAAGGAAGTCCGTGATGCCACGACGACCTTGAATGTCCCGCAAGAACGGTTCCGTCATGTTACGGAACATTGCCTGTGTGAACTGATCGTTGAGCTCGAAAAGCTGATACTTAGCGGCCGTCGAGATCGCTTTCTCGAGGATGATGAAGAGGCGACGAACGTTGATGCGATCGAAGGCACTCGGCTTGGACTGAGCGGTCTTGTCACCAAAGAGCAGAATGCCCTGACCGGGGAACGAGACGATCGGATTGATCGAGGCCTGATAGAGAGCGTCACGACCGGCCTGATCGGCGTTGTAGGCCAGCTTGGTCACACCCTTCAGATTGCCGCGATTGTAACCGGCCGGAGAGAACCAGGCATCAGCAACCGTATCGGTATTGGCACAGAGACCAGCCATGTGACCACACGCCGGAATCCAGACGTAGTTGTCTTGATACTTATTATAGACGTACAGCGGAGTCGAGTCGAACACGGAGTATGAATCGTGCGTGGCCGTCTGATCATTGAACTTGGCCAGAATGGCCGCTTGCTTGGCCGAATTGGAGGTCTGCTGCCAAATGTTCAATGGAGCCGAGATGAAACCAACGACATCCTTACGAGTGTTTGCGATCAATTGAACGGTTTGCTCCGCAAAACTGAGACCGGTCAAACCAGTAGTGTCGCCACTGAAGAGCAGATTGATGTCGATCGTTGCCGCGTCGAGGAACACGGTATTCAATGCATTACCGATGTCACCAGAAGCACCGATCACGGAACCGTCCGAACCATTACCACCAAGAGTACCAGTGATTCCCAATGTGTTGAGGTTGCCAAGCACGTGCGCCAGTGCCGTCGTGGTGATCGGCAGATTGATGAATGCCGTGTTGTTCAAAGATATGTCCGCATTGGGAATCTCGGCGACGAGAGTGTTGCCATAGATCCACGAGGAATTACGATTGATGTAATCACGATAGTAATTGTTCGTGCCATCCGGACGCTTACCATCCGTGTAGAGTGACAAATTCTGCCACTTCTCGATCAAAGTGCCAGGAGTACCGGAGATACCACCATCAATATCAACCACGGCCACGTGAACTTCATCGGGTTCGAAGAACGTCAACTTGGCCGACGTCGTTGAGG